AAATAAAAGAAAAGATCGTAAACGAGTTAGTCGAAACAAAACTATTTTAACTGGTTCTCAAGGTTTGCTTACAGAAGCGCCAGTAGAATATAAATCTTTATTGGGATCAAATAGATAATGGCAGCCGAAACAAGTGACCCAGGCACACCAACAAGTTACGAAGATGAGTATCGTGCCACAACTGGGCCAGATGAAACTAGGGATGTTGATAGTAGAGTAGCAAATCCATCTCTTTATGGAGACTTTGCTGGTAGTTCAAATTTAACTCAACGTATGAACTCTACGATTACTGGTAATGAATTGGTAGACGCCTTAATTCCTGGTGTTGGAGCATTATCGTTAGTTAATAGATATAGCGCTTCAAAACTACAAGAGAGATTACAAAGAGGTGAAAGCCCAGTTTATGGGAATGGCGCTGTTGCTGGCACTCTTGGAAAAGGTTTGTTTGAAGGTTCAACACATTATTCTGGTGACAATCGTTTCAACCCTTTTGGTGATCCCACAGCTAGTAGTAATGAAAGTAATGATAGATCTAGTGGAAGACCAGGCTCGGCAGTAAAGGCAAGAGGTGTGTCAAACACAGTTTCAAATAGCACAAGAGTAACGCCAAATAGTGCGGTTCGTGGTGGCGCTCCATCACTTGCACCAAAGTTATACGCAAGGAGTCGAGGTAAAAGTAGTGGGATTAAAACATCTTCACAAGGCTTATTAGGTTCAGCTCCAATTCAAAAGAAAACTTTATTAGGAAATTAATATGGCTGATGTATTAGCTAGTGAATTAATGAAACGATTTGGTTCGCTTGAAAACCAAAGGGCAACTTGGGAATCCCATTGGCAAGAGATCGGTGATTACGTTGTTCCAAGAAAAGCCGATATAAATAAGGTTAGATCCGCTGGTGAAAAGCGAACGGAAAACATTTTTGATGGTACTGCTGGTCTTGCAGCGGAGTTATTAGCCGCTAGTTTGCATGGAATGTTAACGAATATGAGTACCAAATGGTTCTCGTTGCAGTTTCAGAATGATGAATATAACACAATAGATGAAGCCAGAGAGTGGATAGGTGATGTTGAGCGTGTAATGTATGGCGCTTTTTCCAGATCAAACTTTAATGAGCAAATCCATGAGCTTTATCACGATTTAATTACGTTTGGTACAGCGGTTATGTTCGTTGAAGCTGATGATGAGTTTGATTTAAGCTTTTCAACTAGGCATATATCCGAATGTTATATAACTGAAAACGATAAAGGTAGGGTTGATACAGTTTTTCGTAAGTTTAAAATGCCATTAAGAGCCGCAGTTAATCGCTTTGGCGCTGAAAACATGACAGCTAAGATACTAAAAAAGGAAAAAGAAAACCCATACGAGATGATGACCTTGTTACATGCTGTTTATTCCAGAGATGAAAGGGATGTAACTAGAGTTGATGCAGAAAATAAACCAATAGCTTCTGTTTATTTAGACCCAGATGAAAAAACTGTTTTGTCAGAAGGTGGTTTTGATGAGTTTCCTTATTGTTCACCGAGGTTTTTAAAGGCAAGTTTTGAGATAGGTTATGGCAGATCCCCAGCTATGACAGCTCTTGCAGACATTAAAATGCTTAATAAAATGTCTGAGGTAACAATTAGGGCTGCCCAGAAACAAGTAGATCCTCCCTTACTTGTACCAGATGATGGCTTTATTCTCCCCATCAGAACTGTTCCAGGTGGCCTTAACTTTTATAGATCTGGTACTAGAGATCGATTAGAGCCATTAAATATTGGTGCGAATAATCCCATAGGTCTTGCTATGGAAGAACAACGTAGAAAGGCTATCCAATCGTCTTTTTACGTTGACCAATTAATTCTTGGTCAAGGCCCACAAATGACAGCAACAGAGGTTGTTCAAAGAACTGAAGAAAAAATGAGGTTGCTTGGCCCAGTATTAGGAAGGCTACAAGCTGAATTGTTACAGCCATTAATCACAAGATGTTACAATCTTTTATCAAGGCAAGGTGCATTTAAGCCAGCGCCAGAACTTATAGAAGGTCAAGATTTTGATATAGAGTATGTATCTCCACTCGCTAAAGCTCAAAGAGCTGGTGATGTTCAGTCGGCATTACAGTTTATAGAGTTAACTCAGCCGCTTGCACAGATTGACCCTGGTGTAATGGATTACATAGACACAGATAATCTTGTTAAGCATCTTATAAACACACTATCCGTTCCAGCAAAGGCTGTTAGAAGTCAGTCAGAAGTTTCAGAAATAAGAGAACAAAGGCAAGCTCAACAAGAACAACAAGCTCAATTAGATCAAGCTCAACAAGTGGCTGAATCAGCTGGTGCTGCTGCTCCAATGTTAAAGGCTACCCAATGACCTTAGAAGAATTAAGAGCCGCTTATAAATTACTTTTAAACACAAAAGATGGTCAAGCTATCTTAGCCGATTTAGAAGCCAGATATCATGTTAACGGATCTACTTTTTCAGTTGATCCATGCGAGACAGCCTACAGAGAAGGACAGCGAACTGTAGTGTTATTTTTAAAATCAATGCTGAAAGATCAAATTAAAAGAGAGGATATGGTAGAAACATGAGTGAAGAAACGCAGGTAGCGGATGCTCCAGCTGTAGAAGAAGTTGGACAAGCAACGTCTGTTGAGCCAGTTCAGTATGATTGGCGCTCAGAAATTCCAGAAGAAATAAGAGGTCACAAATCATTTGAGACAATACAAGACATTCCTAGTCTTGCTAAGAGCTTTGTAAACGCTCAGTCAATGATTGGTGCAGATAAAGTTGCTATACCAGGCAAACATGCAACTGATGATGATTGGTCAGCTGTGTATGACAAGCTTGGTCGGCCAGCAAAAGCTGAAGAATATAATTTAGCATCATCAATTAAAGAAGGTCAGCAAGTTGACCAAGATATGATGGATTGGTTTGGTAATACAGCTCACAAAGCTGGGTTAACTCCTCGCCAAGCTCAAGTTTTAATGAGTGATTTTAATGAAATGAACAATAGTCGCTTTGGTTTGGATGAAAGTAAGGTCTTAGCTGAAGTGGAAAAGGGATCTTTAGAGCTGCAAAAAGAATATGGTGCTGCTTTTGAAGATAGAATGAAAGTTGGTAATGGTGTTTTATCTCAGTTTGGGCAGCCAGACATAGCTGAAATACAGTTAGCAGATGGCAGAAGGTTAGGCGATCATCCAGAAGTTATTAAAATGATCGTTAATGTTGGACAATACATCACACAAAAGATTGGTGAAGATAGTTTGGAAGGCGTTAAAACTAGTGGTGCAATAGGTCCTCAAGAAGTTCAAGCAAAAATAAAAGAATATACTGATCCTGGTACACCATACTGGGATGCTAAACACCCTCAACATAGTTTTTATGTTGAAGAAGCTATGAAATATAGGGAGATGTTAAATGGATGACGAACAAGAATTTAGGCTTGAGGTTTTAAGATTAGTTCTTGAAACTGGTTCTAATAGGATCATAGATGATCCACTAGAAAGAGCTGATAAGTATTTGCAATGGTGTAAAAAAGAAGACAAGCCAGACAAAGGCGCTTCAAATAACATATCTGCAAGTGTAGTCGAGATAAGCAAAAGCCCTCGCAAAAAGAAGTAACCTTACGTCTGGATTCCCCAGGTAGCGTTTTAATTTAAAATTTAACAATGGAGACTCAAATGAGTACACAAGTAACTACCGCTTTTGTAAATCAGTTTAGTTCTAATGTTCAGTTATTATCGCAGCAAAAAGGTTCACTTTTGCGTGGTGCTGTTTCAGAAGAATCTGTAACTGGTGAGAAAGCATTTTTCGACCAAGTGGGAAGTGTTGCCGCTATAAAAAGAACTAGTAGGCATCAAGACACAACCATCCTTGATACACCTCACAGTAGAAGACAACTCAGTCTTGATACTTATGAGTGGGCAGATCTTATTGATGATGCCGACAAAGTGAGAATGTTGATTGATCCTACATCAACTTATGCGCAAGCAGCCGCAGCTTCTATGGGTAGAGCTATGGATGATTCAATAATTGCAGCTGCAACTGGCACATCAAGAACTGGCGCTTCTGGTTCTGGAACACAAGATATGATTTCTGGCAATATTATTGCTCATGGATCTGCTGATTTAACTTTAGCAAAATTGATTGCTGCAAAAAGAGTCTTAGATAATGGGTCTGTTGATCCTTCTATCACTAGATATATTGCAGTAGCGCCAGCTCAAGTTGAAGCTTTATTAGGTGTTACTCAAGTAACCTCAAGTGATTTTGCTTCAATAAAAGCGCTTGTTCAAGGTGAAGTTGATACTTTTATGGGCTTTAAATTCATCATGTCTACAAGACTAGCTGTTGCTTCAAACATCAGAACTTGTTTTGCCTGGGCAGAAGATGGAATTAAGCTTGGTGTAGGTAAAGACGTTATGGCAAAGATTGATGAGAGAGCTGACAAAAGCTATTCAACTCAAGTCTTTTATTGTTCAACATTTGGTGCAACACGAATGGAAGAAGCTAAAGTGGTTTCTGTCCTTTGTGATGAATCAGCATAAGGAGGGCTAGAAAATGACTACAAAAAACTCAACTCTCGTAGCAAACTATGAAGCTATCCCAGTCGTTATGAATGACGCTGCATTATATAGCGGTGTTGTTCGTATTGCTCAAGGTAACGTGGCTTTGGCTACTACTGATACTGGTAACGCAGATATCGTTATGCTTGCACCAATCCCAAGCCAAGCTGTTGTGACTTCAATTAAAGTCGGATCAGATGGGCTAGGAGGAAGCTGCACTTATGATATCGGTATCTACACAGAAAAAGCCGCTATTAAGGACATAGACATCTATGCCACTTCTGTTGCGGATGGAGCTGCTATTGCAGAGCTACGTTATGAAGCTCTTGGCTTGGAAACA